TGGAACCACAGGATCACAAGGCTTACAAGGTTTACAAGGTGTTGTAGGAACCACAGGTTCACAGGGCAACCAAGGTAACCAAGGTGTCGTAGGCACAACAGGAAATCAAGGCTCACAAGGTTTCCAAGGAGTCGTTGGAACCACAGGCAATCAAGGATTGCAAGGCACAGTTGGAACAATAGGGAATCAAGGTTTACAAGGATTGCAAGGTACAGTTGGAACCACTGGAAATCAAGGTTTACAAGGATTGCAAGGTACAGTTGGAACCACTGGAAATCAAGGTGCAACTGGAACAGGAAATCAAGGCTCACAAGGAAATCAAGGATTTCAAGGAATTGTTGGAACCACAGGATCACAGGGTTCGCAGGGTTTCCAAGGTGTGGTTGGAACAACAGGAAATCAAGGTTCACAAGGAACAGCGGGAACTAATGGATCTCAAGGTTTTCAAGGTGTCACTGGAACAGGCAACCAAGGTAGCCAAGGATCACAAGGTTCAACTGGAACAGGAAATCAAGGTTTGCAAGGAAACCAAGGTTTTCAAGGTATATCAGGAACAGGAAATCAAGGTAGCCAAGGGTCACAAGGTTCAACAGGAATAGGGAATCAAGGTAGTCAAGGACCACAAGGTTTTCAAGGAGTTGTTGGAACAACAGGAAACCAAGGCAATCAAGGATTACAAGGCGTTGTTGGAACCACAGGTTCACAGGGCAACCAAGGTTATCAAGGTTACCAAGGATCTGTAGGATCGCAAGGCAATCAAGGCGATTCAGGACATCGAGGCGATGAAGGAGGCCAAGGCGATCAAGGCGATCAAGGATATCAAGGTTTCCAAGGTGTAACAGGAACAGGCAATCAAGGATCACAAGGATCACAAGGTGCAACTGGAACAGGTAGTCAGGGTAGCCAAGGCAATCAAGGTTTTCAAGGTGTCACTGGAACAGGCAATCAAGGTAGCCAAGGGTCACAAGGTGCAACTGGAACAGGCAGTCAAGGTTCTCAAGGAAACCAAGGGCTTCAAGGTTTAACTGGCCCAGTGGCTGGATCTGCAAATCAAGTTGTGTATAAAGACTCAGGCAATGCTGCTGCTGGCTCTTCGAGCTTTACTTTTGATGGCACAACAGTAACTGTTCCAATACTCTCAGTTACTAGAACGGCTGGCACAGGAACACAAAGTCCTTCAGTAACTATTACTGCTCCTGCCCATACCGCTTTGACTGCTTCTACAGAATCTAATGATTTAAATATAAATTTGGCAAGAACTGCTCAATTTGCAACTGGTGCTTTAACTACTCAAAGAGCAGTTAGAATACAAGCTCCAACTTATAGTTTTGTTGGTGCTAGTACATTAACTACGGCAGCTACAGTCCAGATTGATTCAGCCCCTGTTGCTGGAACTAATGCGACTATAACAAATGCTATCGGGCTAAGAGTTTCAACTGGAGTTGATGCTGGAGTTGGTATAGTAATTCAAGGATCTTCTAGTCAATCAGGCGATTTATTTAGAATACAAAATTTTAGCGGAACTAAACTTCTTTATGTAGATAGCAACTACTCACTATATTTAGCAAGATCTTTGAATCTAACCCCATTTAATACTTCTGCTGGAAGTACAAGCGAATTAAGGTTCTACGAACTAGCAGCTAATGGCACAAACTATGTAGGATTTAAAGCTGGAGATAGTATAGCATCTAATTTAATTTGGACTTTACCAAGTACGGATGGTACTAATGGGCAGTTCATGGCCACTAATGCAAGTGGTGTTTTATCTTGGGCATCACCTATTGCTGGTTCACAGGGCAGTCAAGGATCACAAGGTGCAACTGGAACAGGTAGCCAAGGCAGTCAAGGCTCACAAGGTTCTCAGGGTGCAACTGGAACAGGGAATCAAGGTTCACAAGGCAGTCAAGGCTCGCAAGGTGTAACTGGAACAGGCAGTCAGGGCAGTCAAGGAAATCAAGGATTCCAAGGTGCAACTGGAACAGGAAATCAAGGTAGTCAAGGTTACCAAGGTAGTTATGCATCCAATTTTACATCATCAGCTTCTGCTCCAGTTTCACCAGTAGTTGGTAATGTTTGGCTTGATACTACATCTGGAATAGTATATATGTATGTGTATGATGGCGATACTTACCAATGGGTGCAATTCTAAATGGCAGTAATAGTATCTTCACTTTCTGATTCGGGTGCTGGAACGCTTAGACAAGCTATTACAGACATTAATGCTGCAACAGCAACTAGCCCTATTACCTTTTCTGTAACTGGTACTATTACACTTGCTTCAGCACTTCCAGCTATAAATAAAAACTTAACAATTACTGGGCCAGGATTAAGTTCATTAACTATTAGCGGTAATGATCTCTATCGAATATTTTATTTAAATACTGGTTTTACAATTAGCATTTCTGGATTAACTATATCTAATGGTCGAGCAGCAACAGCAGGATCGCCAGGATCTTATGGTGGAGGTATTTATAATGCTGGATCAACTTTAACTATAGACAGTTGTTATTTTACTGGATGCTACGCTGGTGTATCTGGTACTGGTACTGGCGGTGCTATTTACACTATAGGAACTACAACGATAACTAACACATCATTTGTTAGTAATAATATAGCATCTGGTGGTGGTTCAGCAATTTATGCTGCTGGTAGCGGTACTCTTACTGTGGGTAATTCTACTTTTTCTTCTAATACTACTACGGCAATTCTTCATAATGTAGTAAGCACAATTTATAATTGTACTTTTTATAATAATCTTCTTGGTTTATATGCTGGTGCTATTGCTGTGTTTGGTAATACTACTACAATTTTATCCAGTACAATTTCTGGAAATAGCACCACAGGGGGATCTATAAATGATCCTGGTGCTGGTGGTGTTTTTGTATCTGAATATAGTGGAATTGTTTTAAAAAATAGTATTATCTCTGGAAATACTGGTGGAAATGATTTTAGTTCTTATCAAGCTGCTAAAACATTTAATTCCGCAGCTTCAAATATTATTGGAACAATATCCACCGCATCGGCAACAAGTGCAGCAAGAGTAATTGGTGATCCACTTCTCGGTGCTTTGCAAAATAATGGTGGATCAACTCAAACTATGGCAGTTGGTGCTGGCAGTCCAGCTATTAATGCTGGTAATGCAGCAGCTAGCAATGCATCTCCTGTTAGTGGATTAGATCAAACAGGAAGAGCAAGATCTGCTACTACACCTACGATTGGTGCTGTCGAGTATGTTGCAGCGACAACAACCACTACAACTACTACAACTCCAGCACCTTCAACATTTAATTTTCCAGCCTCGCCATCAACTGGACAAGTCTATACATTTAATGGTATTATATGGGTTTGGAATGGCATTGGGTGGAAAAAAAGGTTAATATTACCTTCACAGGATATATTTATGTCTAGTAACTATGGGGGGTTATAATGGCGATAGATTTTCCAGCATCTCCTACTACTGGTCAAACTTATTCTTATGGTGGATTCATTTGGATTTATAATGGTACTGGTTGGAAAAAAATGCCAAATGATGCATCCAATACAATTTACCTAGCTAACAACTTTGGAGGTTTATAACTATGGCAGTAACATCTACACCTATCTTTGCTCAAGCTCCTTATATGGCTTGCACTACACTAGCAGCACAAACAGCTTGTACAACTAGAGGCCCAACAGCAACAGCTAGTCTTGCAGCAGCAAATATTGTACAAATAGTTCCTACTTCCACTAATGGATTAAGAATTGATGCTATTCAAGTTAGTGCTTGCTCCACTGCCTTTACCGCACCCACTGCTGGTAATATTGTAGGCATATGGGTACACGATGGAACTACAGCTTTCTTGTTTACAGAAATACTTGTTACTGCTGTAACTCCTTCGACTACTGTTGCTGGATTTACTACCACTTTGACTTTTGCCAATCCTCTTGTTTTACCAAGTACATTTAAACTTTATGCCTCCCTTAGTGTTACCACTACTGCTAGTACTACTGCATTGCAAGTTTGTGTAATGGGAGGGGCATACTAATGGCTGGAGCGTTTGCATACGGCATGACTCCGACTAACTCTCCAAAAGGTTCTGCATTCCAAGCAGTTCAACCTTCTGTAATTCCTGTTGGTGTTATTGAAATGTTTGCTGGTTCTACCGCCCCCAATGGATGGCTAGTTTGTGACGGAAGTACTGTGAGTAGAAAGACTTATAGCGATCTTTTTAAAATTATTGGTACTACTTATGGTGCTGGTAATTCTAACGATACATTTACTTTACCAGATATGAGGGGAAGATGTCCGATTGGTGTTGGTACTGGCACATATGTTACAGCAACTACACGAACATTAGCTTCAACTACTGGAGCAGAAACAGCAACATTACTTGAAGCAAATCTTCCATCTCATGCTCATGCTTTTACTCCTTCTGGATCGTTAAACACAGAAAGTAGTCATACGCATGGTAGTGCTAATGCTGGAAGTCATAATCATACAACAAACAATTCAATATTAGCTTATGTTGGTTCTGGTGGTGGTGCAAATCTAAGTGCTGGAACTAGTTATCAGATTTAC